TTTATGGCTCCTGTATTTGGTGTGCTGTTGTTGCTTGCTGGTGTAGTGGCTACTGCTGATGCTGAGCAGGAGTCTACGGGGCCTATCTTGATTAACGTTTATACTACAGATTGCTCTGTTGTGGCTACGATTGATGGCTGTTACGACGTGTATTTGTGTCAAGAACACCCTGATTATAATGAGACTATTGCGGGCATTGAGGTAGTAGAGGACTGTTTACTAGTGTTGCGGGGCGTGCGTATGCCTGAGCCTGAGCCTGTAGTTAATCCGTCGGTACCTGCTTTAGTGCAGGATGCTATCGTTATCTCTTTTACGGGATGAGGTCTGCATGCGTCTACCCTGTGAGCGCTGCTTATCGTGGGTTTCTACGGTTCGCTACTGTACAGGTGGGCGTGCTGGCTTATCTTGCTGTTTGGCAGGGTGATCTTTACTCTGCTAGTGCGTATGCGTGGGCGCTTGCTGTGGTACCGCTTGAGGTGTATGCGGCTGTTTGGGTGGGCCTGTTTTTGTTGGGCGCTGTGATTGTTTGGGATGCGCGAGTCGATGGGCGTGCGGGGTTGTGCGCTCTGCTGGTGTGGTCTGCTGTGTACGCTATTGTACAGGTGATGTTTTCGCTCAGCATTTTTATGCTTTCGTTTGATGGCTACCCTGGTGCTGCTGCGGGGTCGCTGCAATGGGGCGGGCTGGCGGTTGTTGCGTGGCTGTGGTTGCGCCATAAGGAAGGGTGATGGGTGGACCCTACTATTTTGGTGGCTGTTGTAGTGGCTGCGCAGGTGATGTATACGGCGTGGGCTAAGTATCGTACTGAGCGGCCTAAGGCGGTTGCTGATAGTGTTGCGGCGTTATCTGGTGCAGTGGATAAGCGGCTAGAGATTCTGTTACAGCAGCAAGAAGAAGAGATAGAGAGACTGCGAAAACTAGTAGTGGAGTTGATGAGTGAGCAGAGCTAAACATCCTGATATGCGAGAGGGTAAGCCTAGTAAGGCGGCTGTTAAGGCTGTACCTGTGCGTAATGTGGCGTTTATTACTCCTGATATGCCTGCTAATTTGTCTGATGAGGCTACTTGGCGGGCTATTTGGGACTTGGGCGGGCCTGCTGGCGTGTTTAATCCTGTTGCTGATTTGGGTCTTATCTCTCGGTATTGCTCTCTTTTAGAGCGGCGTGATGCGCTGATGGCTGAGATTGAGGCTGAGGGGTGGACTACTACGGGCGCTGCTGGTCAAAAAGTAGTGCATCCTGTGGCTAAGTTGCTTAATGATGTAGAGGTGAGGCTAGTGGGGTTAGAAGATAGGATTGGGCTTAGTCCGCAAGCGCGTAATACGATAGCCTTAGGGGCTGCGCAGGCGTCGAGCGCTTTTGAAAGTTGGCTAGATGCTTAAGCGGGCAGAGTGGAGCACAGGCGTAAAGCCTAAGCGGGTCGTTAAGCATCCTGTTACGGCTGCTGGCGGGGCTGTAGATCTTGTGGTGCTGCATCATAGCGTGACTAGTGCAGGGCCTTTAGAGAAGGTGCTGCGGGCTATTGAGCGGTACCATATTAACGGCGAGTTTTACGATATTGCATATAACTATCTGGTTAATGAGGAAGGTAGCGCAGAGGGTAGGGGCGCTCTCGTGCAGGGCGGCGCTACTGGTGCGGGTATAGACTCTAAGAGTCTCAGTATCTGCGTGCTGGGTGACTATGAGACTGCTGGTAAGGACGGCGTTAGCACTGGGCTAGTTGATCAGATAGCTGCGCTGCTGGCGGATTTGGTCGGTATGGGCGTGTTAGCTTCTGATTTTGAGCTAGTTCCGCACTCACAGTATAAGGCTACGGCGTGCTGCGGGAAGCGGTTAAAGGCTGCTATTCCTGCTGTGATGCGGCTAGTTGCGGGGGCTACTTGGGCGGTTACTGGGGCGACTAGTGGAGGCGTTAAACCTGTGAGTAAGAAGTTGAGCGATGCTCAGAAGCTTGCAGCTATTGCGGCCATTTTGGAGGGTTAGCGGTGTCTCTATTGTCTGGGCAATTAGCAGTTTCTACTAGTGCGGTGCTTATTTACCGTGCTGATGGTGATGGCTCGGTTGTTACTTTGCATAATGATAGCGGCGGTAACGGTCATGCTATGTATCTGGGGCCTGCTGGGGTTACTGTAAGTACGGGCCTGTATGTTACTGGCGATGGTCCCTATGTGCGGGTTAGATTGGCGGCTGGTGAGGCGTTATATGCTATCGCTTCTAATGATGTTACTGTTTCCTGGTTAGCGGTGCACGGGTAAAAAGCAAAAGGCCCCCACACTCCTTAGAGCATGGGGGCCTGGCTGGTGTCGGGGCTTAGAAGGGTTCGTTGTCGTAATCCCACACTTCTGGGAGGAAAGGCCCGAACTGTGGGCAGCGTCGCAGTTCTAGGAGCAGTGCGTCTACTTGTTTAAACCAGCGCTCGTTTGCTACGGCTACCTCTCGGCCGGTTCCGTCTCCAAATGCTCGTAGCTGGCCGTAGTATTCTGCGTTAAACTCTGCTCGGCCGCAATATGCGTATGGCTCGTTGAAGCCAAATGCTTCTAGGTCTGCTTCGATGTGTTCGGCGTTGCGGGCGGTTGCGGTGGTTGCTGTGTTGTTCATGTACTCAATATACAGGACTCTGTAAGGATGTCAACCTTTAATCTAGGATTTCTCAAATATTTGTCTGTAGGAGGGCTGAGCGTATGGTTGAAGCTGAGCGGGTTACAGAGTTTATAGAGAAGTTTTTAACTCTGGGCCATACGTTCCTGGGCGAGCCTTTTAAGCTGTTACAGTTTCAGAAGGACGTGCTAGCAGACATCTATAAAGAGGGGCCTGATGGGGAGCGTTTGCGGCGTCTGTATCTGCTGGGGTTACCTCGTAAGAACGGTAAGAGCCAACTAGGGGCGGCTATAGCGCTGTATCATCTAGTAGCTGATCCGCATGATCCTAGCCCGCAGGTTATTAGCGCTGCGGCTGATCGTGCGCAAGCTCGGCTAGTGTTTGATGAAGCGCGGCGTATGGTGGAGATGTCGCCTGCTCTTAGCGAGATTTGCACGGTGTTACGTACTGAGATACGTTGCAATATTAACAGGGGTACGTATAGGGCGGTTAGCGCTGATGCTGGGCTACAGCAAGGGCTTAACCCTAGTGCTGTGATCTTAGATGAGTACCACGTACATAAGACTACAGACCTTTTTGATGCGCTCAGCTTGGGCGCTGCTGCTCGTAAGTCTCCTCTGATGCTGGTTATTTCTACGGCTGGGTTTGATTTAGGGTCTCCACTAGGGCGGCTGTATATGGCGGGCCTTAGGCTAGATGGTCGGATGATTAACGGCGTGCCTGTTAAGGGTGAGGAGTCCCATGATGATTTCGGTATGAGCTGGTTTGGCCCTACGGTTGAAGAGATGAAGGCGCAAGACTGGAACCATAAAGACCCTGAGCTATGGCGGGCTTATAATCCTGCTTGGTCTATTTTCCCTAACGCTGAGGCTGATTTTGACTCTACGCTAAGGTCTTCGCATGAGTCCGCTTTTATCAGGTTTAAGCTTAACGGCTGGGCGTCGTCTGCTTCTGCGTTCTTGCCTGCGGGGGTTTGGGATGGCTTAGAGTGTGATGATACGCTAGCTGATGGCGATGAAGTTATTTTAGGCTTTGATGGGGCTTGGAAGGGTGACAGCACAGCGCTAGTTGCGGTGCGGTTGTCTGATATGCTGGTGCAAGTGCTGGGGCACTGGGAAGCGCCTACTAATGATCCTGACTGGCGTACGCCTGCTGATGAGGTTGAAGCTGCAATGCTTGCAGCTATGGCAAGGTTTACAGTGCGTGAGCTTGTAGCGGACCCTTGGCGGTTTGAGCAGTCGCTACTACGTATGCAAGTTGATCATGGTGCGCCGTTGGTAGAGTTTCCTACTAACTCTAGGGCGCGTATGGTTCCGGCTACGGGGTCGTTTTACGCTTGTGTGATGGATGGCGGGCTTAAACATGATGGTGACCCTGCGCTTTCTAGGCATCTTGCTAACGGGCAGCTTAAAGAAACGCCTCAGGGCGGAGTGCTTACTAAAGAGTTTAAGTCTTCCTCTAGGCATATTGACCTTGCGGTAGCTTTGGTGATTGCGGTAGATCGTGCGCTTCGATGGCGTGAGACTGAAAATATCGTTTCGGATGATTCGCTAGTTGTTCTGATTTGAAGGGGTTAGCTATGGATGATGTTATTGTGCTGCTGCTGTTTGTGGCTGGCGCTGTGGCTGTTGGCGTGGGCGTTTGGGCGGTGTTCCCTCCTGCTGTGTGGATTGGTGGCGGTCTGCTGCTGTTGCGGGCTGGTTCTAAGGCGTTTGCTGAGGCTGGTAAGTGATGCGGCTCACTGATTTGGTAGCGGGCGCTTTATCTACTAGGAGCATTTCGTTACAGGACGTGTTTGACTCTGGCGGTGATTTGTCGCTGTTCGGCGGGCGTATGTCTCATGCTGGCGTTAAGGTCGGCGTTACTCAGGCTGCTCAGCTATCGGCCGTGTATGGTTCCTGGCGGATTATCAGCGAGGCAATTAGCACGCTCCCTAGAGATTTGGTGATTAAGAGCGCTAGCGGGGTGCCTGTTTCTGTGGACCCTCGGCCTATGTGGCTGGATAAGCCTAGCCCTTATGAGCTGTGGTCTGAGTTTCTCGGGCAAGTAGTGCTGTCTCTGCTGCAAGATGGTAATGCTTACGTGCTGCTTGATTGGGGTACGCTAGAGGGGCTGTCTGCTATGACTGTGCTAGCGCCTGATTCGTGTATCAGAGAGACTAAAGAGACTGTTAAAGTTACTAGTAGTACGGGCGTTATTACGATGTTGCCTGAGTTTTTGGCTGGCTCTGGGGCTTCGCTGGAAGTGATGCATATACGTGGTATGACTGCGCCGGGTTCTCTTGAGGGTATGTCTCCTGTGGTGGCGTGCGCTGAGACTTTGGGCGTTAGTATCGCTGCTCAGCGTTACGGGGCGAGTTTCTTTAAGAATGATGCTACGCCTGGCGGCGTTATTGAGATACCGCCTGAGGTTAAGCTTTCAGATACTGGGCGTGCGGCTACTCGTGAGGCTTGGTCTGATTTGTTTGCTGGGCCTGATCGTGCTAAGCGGGTAGCTGTTCTGACTGAGGGCGCTAAGTATCGGGCGCTACAGATAGCACCGGGTGAGGCACAATTTTTAGAGCAGAGGCGTTTTACTGTGGCAGAGGTTGCACGTATTTACGGTGTGCCTCCGCATTTGCTGCAAGATAACGCGGGTACTAGTAACTGGGGTACTGGGCTAGCTGAGCAAAACACTCAGTTCGTGGTGCATAGTTTGCGGCCGTATTTGGAACGTATAGAGGCTAGGTTTACTGAGCTTGGTAAGCGTGCAGGGTATGGGGCTAACTCTTATCTTGTTATAAATGAGGAGGCGCTTTTACGTGGTGCTACTGCTGAGCGGTGGGGCGTGCTGCGGGCTAATGTTGCTGCTGGCATAGTTACGGCTGATGAGGCGAGGCGGGCTGAGGGTATGGCTCCGCTTCCTGATGAGCTGGGCGCTGTGCCGTGGATACCGCTAGCGCAAGCACCTAAAGAAGAAACTAGTGATGATGCTGCTCCTGCGGCGCTTAATCCTGCTGAGCAGGGGAAGGATACAGAAAATGCAGATTGAAACTCGTGTAACCTCTACTGGCGGGCCTGTTGCGCTTGATGCTGAGAGTCGTACACTAGTGGGGTACGGTGCCGTATTCGGTAAACCTTCGCAGGATTTGGGTGGGTTTACTGAGGTGATTGAGCCTGATGCGTTTAACCGTACGCTAGGCCACGGCGGGGATGTGCTTTGCTGCGTGAATCATGATCCTAATCAGCTCCTAGGGCGCTCTATGTCTGGCACTCTTAAGCTGAGTGTTGATGATGTAGGCGTGCGCTATGAGGTGAGCGTACCTGATACGTCGGTTGGTCGTGATGCGCTTGCTATGGCTGAGCGGGGCGACTTGTTCGGCTCATCGTTTAGCTTTGCTGTTAAGGCTTCTGGTGAGCGCTGGGAGAGCGTAGAGGGGCGTAATGTGCGCTATCTTACTGAAGTTGCGCTGTATGAGCTTGGGCCTGTTGTCTCGCCTGCTTATTTAGACACAACTGTAGCGGCTCGCTCTATGGCGAGCTATGTAGATCGTGCTGCGGCTGATGCTGCGGCTGAGTTGGCAGAAACTGAGGAGGAGGCGACTCGCGCAAGCACTCGCCTACTCCATCGTCAGGGCCTGCTATATGTCAGATGACTCGCCAACGGCACTCATCGTTTTTGTTTAATTAATTGTTTAGAAAGGTAAGATAATGGAAAATTTTGATAACGAGGGTAAGCCTGTTAACGATGAGATTCGTGCAGCTTATGAGGCTCGTATGCGTGCCATTGATGCGCTCCGTGCGCTTGATGCTGAGATTGGCGATAAGCCTATGTCAGAAGAGCAGCGCTCACAGGTTGAGGCTATTAACGCTGATGTAGACGTGCAAGATGAGCGTATTGCTCGGGGATTCCGTAAGCAGGATCTAGATGCACACTCTGCTAAACTTGATGCTATTGTTGGTGTGCAGGTTGATGCAGGGCAGCGCTCAGATGATGGGCTTACTCCTATTGAGCGTGAAGCTCGTGTTTTGCTCCTGGGTAAAGATCATCCAGAGTCTCGTAGCTCTGTGCAGTTTGATCTAGCTCCTGGCGATATGAGCACGATCGCACGGCGTGATATTTTGGCTGGTACTGCTGGTGATGGCGCTGAGATGATCCCTACGAGCTTGTTCGGTCAGTTGTACGTGCAGCTTCGTGAGGGCGCTACTAGCATGTTCTCACTGGGTCGTGATGTTGTTACTGCTGG